TATCTCTTTCAATATATTCTTTTGCTCTGTCTTCGTTAAAATTTGTATTATCTTCTAAATAATCAATAACCTTACTTTTAAAGTTGGTTTCTATTGGCTGTTCTGATTGCCATTTTGCCCCATTTATAAAAGCATATTTTAACGGAGAAAATAAGTTATGGTAGGATATATTGTCATCTTTAGCGTTTTGCTCTGCATATATTTCAGAGGCTACTTCTACTTTATCTTCGGTCTGCTGTTCTATTGGTAGTGGTTTCATGTGTTGATACTCTATTGTGTCAAAACCTTTTCCCTCTAAAAAATTTTTTTCGCACATTGGTGTTACAACTACAATTGGAGTATTGTGACCCTCAATTTTTGTTACAAATATTAATTCTGACGCATTTTTTTCACTATCATCCCACACCAAAACTCTATCACCTCTTTTTGGCTGCCATTCGGTTTCAACTTTCGGACTTTCTTCGGGATTGTTCCATAAATTAAATAAATGCTGATACAATGTTCCAACTACTTTTAATTCTTTTCTTACTTGGTTGTAAAATTTAGTATCTAAAAAACACGTTTCATCACGCAATTCCTCCAAACTCAAATTCTTAGCCTTAGTTTCCTTTAGCCATTTGTCTAGTTCGGTTTCTTGGGTTGGTTGAAAATCTTTTGGCATAAGTTTAAAATGCTTGTTTTCTTGCTCTTTACTTAATCCAAACAAAAAGTTAGGGTCGCTAAAAGTTGGTACTAAAAATAAAAAGCCTTCTTGATGGCCTTCTTTTATTTGATAGTAACTATTTTTAATAGTTGGTGCGCCTGCCGCATTATCTTCTAACGCTTGAAACCATCTACCTACTAGGCTTTCTTTTTTGTCGAATAGTTCTATGAATTGTTCGGTAGTTATTTCTTGAAAATTTGCTTGCTGCGCAAAATTTCTTATTTTATTTCCATCAGTTATTAAATAATAGCCAATATAATAGTGATATTCTTCACCATTATTCATATTATTCTCATCTGCTATTCTCTTAACAATAGCTTGGTTCTCTGCTGTTATGCGTATTTTGTAGTTCATTGTTTTAAGTTATTTATTTTTTTAATTGCGCTTAAAGTTATCGCCCAACTTTTTAAAGTTAATCTACAATAAATTCATCACATTTGATACCTTTTAAGCCCTCTAGTAATTCAGCACTTGTTGGGGTTATAACAACTGTAACATGTGGGTGGAAATTCTCACATAAATACTTTATCATTGGTTTTGAAAGTTCCTCAAACTTACCTTCATTTAGTTTATGACCATGCACTCTAATTTTTACTTTATCAAGTTGCTGTTTTTCAATTTCTGAATGATAGTCTTCTAGCAAACCGATTATTCCATTATAATCAAACGTGCCTTTTTCTCCTTTTCTCCATTTGCGATTTTCTTCAATAAAAGTTTTTGCGTTCATTGTTATTTATGCCGTCTATGGCTGTTTAGTTTCTTAATTCTATTTCGCCTAATGGCGTGTAAGTAACGTTGCAACCCATCTTGTAATTGTTTTACAATTTACATGGCTTTTGATTGGCCAGGAAACAGCACCGCTTTCAATTTTATTTCCATTTTCATCTAAAACAAAATATTCAAACCATATAGCTTTTTCCCAAAATCCATCAACAATAATGGTAAACTTTTTATCATTTATTGTATAATCTTGTTCATTCCCTGCGCCTAATGACTTTCTATCTTCGTCTAATATTTCTTCTTTTAAAGCATAAGATTGTTTTTTTGCTAATTCTTTAAAATTTATTGTTTCTTCCATATTATTGTTTGTTTAAATTGTTTTTAGTATTAAAAGTTTTTCTATTACTCTTGATTGGCACAATAACCATTTTTGTCTATGGTTTAACCATTTTTTTCCTCTTTCTGTTCCATAATCTACAACTGAAAATACTCCAAATTCTTGTGGGTCTTTTAAGTTATTTTCAAACAAAAACTCGGTTTCTGCTTCTATCATTGATTTGAAACTGTCAAGTGCTTTGTGTAATTCATAGCAATTGTGTTTTCCATATTTTAGTTGTCCATAATTTTTATTCGTTATTTGACCATATTGCTCGATAAAAAATCTATCCACATACTCACCACAATCAAAACTACATTCGTCTTTTGTGATTGTGCCTAAGATTACTTTATTTTTAGTATCAAAATTTTTGTAAGTAGGTATTCCTAAATCTTTAAACCTTAAAGTTCTATCATCATGAAATCTGAATTTATCTGCATTCATTGGTACTGAAACACAAATCAGTCCGTTTTTTAGTTTTGCTGTTTTCATTGGTTATTTTCTTCTTTAAATATTTCGTAAAGTTCTTTAGTTGAATATGTTTTGCCTTTATAAATCCTTCCACCATCTACATCTTCGCAGTTATTGAAAATCCAATTATCAAACTCAATAGCCATATATTCAGCGTATATTTTGGCTGCTTTGTCGGATAATTCAATACAAATACTATCTATGTAGTTAGGGGTATTCGCTGCTTCTAAATAACCCCAATTAAAATAGCCTTCTACTTGCGCCAACTTGTCTTTAAAATCTTGCAATGTTTTCATATATTTTCTTATTTATTCAGCAAATAAAGTAAACTTTACTCATACCGCCAAATTATTTGTTAAATTTATTTTTATTTAAAATTCGTTTAGTTTTTTTAATTTCTGATTTTCTAACTGCAATTCGCTTATCATTTTACTCATTTTTAGTACATCGGATTGCAATTCTTGAACCTTGCTTCGATAAATTATACTTTCAAAATAATATTTACCATACTGCGACTGAATATCGTAAAGCGTTTTAAGGTGGTTTTCAGCGCTTATTTTTCTCTCACCTATACTTTGTATCACTTTGCTCTCAAACTCTTCTATAAAGTTATTTAAAGCCCATAAATTAATATAACATAATTCGCTAGTGGTTTGGATATTTGCGAAGTTGCAAAATTTATACATCAATTCTTTTAAATCTTTGTACTCTTGTTTTTGCAAGCTATTGACATATTCCGATTGTGCTTTTAACTCGTTGTATTCTTTTGTTGTCATGGCTAAAATGGTGCATCTTCAAATGGTTTACTTAAATTTATTGAACTTTGTATTGGCTGCTCTTTAATTTTTTCAGGTGCTTTATATTTTTCCTTAAATGGACTTTCAATTTGATGTATTTGTCCGTCATAAGTTTCTGAATAACACTTTCGCAACCAATCATAATCAAGTTTGCATGTTCCAGTTTTTCCTACTATTCGAGGTTTTACTTTTTGAATTATTACATCAACCTCATTACCTAATTGAACGCCACCATTTAACTCCACGTACTCACGATTAATACAAATCATGTTGTATGCTTTTTGTAACCATGCAGCACCTCCATCAATTTCATAAGGTGTTGGGGCTTTTGGTAATTCGCCATTTTTTAAACCTATTGGATTTTTAGCGTGGCAAATTAAAAATGAATGTATTTTTTGACTTAAGGCAAGTTTGTTCCACTTTGGTAATTTGCGTTTTAAATAGTCTGAAACATTAGTATAATTCTCATGCTCAATGTCGTTCCAATTGTCAATAGTGCTTGTATGTATTCCAAAATCTTTTTTACATTGCTTTACAAGTTTTATGTACTCATCAAAATTTAAACCTTGTTCATCTGTATCTTCAGCGACTATAAAATGTTCTTGTACAAATGGTTGTACTTTATAATAATCTTGCTCAGTTATATAATTATGGTATCTTTTATCAAAAGTTTTCCCAGTTAAACCATGAATAATAGCTGCATATATTTCTTCACTTGAGCCGCTTTCAGGGCTATAAATTAAATGTTTTTTACCATAATTTAAACTTAAACTAATTAGCAATTGAAATAAAAATTCAGTTTTACCCATTTTAGGATAACCATAAATTATAGTTGTATTGGTAGGCTTAACCATGTAAAGTAAGTCAAGGGTTTTAAATCCAGTACTCAATAACTCATCAGTGCTATTTTCACGCAGTTTTAAAACCTTTTCGTTAATGTCGAATAATCGTGTTATAACTGCCATTAGTAGATAATTGGTAAATTATTAGGGTTTCTAGGGTCAACTACTTTTTTGTCTTTTGCACTATGTTTTAATTCATTTTCAGCCCATGTATTGAGTCTTAAAGTTAATGACCATGTTTTCTCAGTTTCTTGTCTAAATTTAGTATTTGATTTATTTGGCTCAGTCCAATAAAAATAGAATTTGTTTAATAAATCTTTGCCATATTTTTCAAGATAAGGCTCTAAAGTTTTTTTAAATGCTTTTTTTCTTTCTTCAATATTATTTACAATACCATTATCATTATCATAAGACTTAGTTAAGTCTTTGGTAAGAGTTAGGTAACTCTTTAAAACTTCATCATTAATTCCATAACTATAAAGAATTTTTAATGCCCCATCTTGCTGTTTTACATTGCTTTGTGGGAAATTTGGATATTGAAACTTAATAAATTTTGGCATAAAAAAAACATTATCTTTAAGAGTTACCAAAGAGTTACCTAACTCTTTTATAATAGTATCAAAACTCTTTAATTTAGTTTGAAATTCACAAAGTGACCTATTTAATTTAAGTATTCCTGCGTGGTCACAAGTTGTTATGTAGTAAATAAAAAATAATTTTGCGTCTTTTGAAAGTGAACAAACCCATTCATCTTCAAACATTCTCGTATCAATAAATCTTTTTGCCATAATTAAAAAGGGTGTTTATCTATTTTAGCAATTTGTCTCTTTAATTCATTAACAAAACTTACAGCAGTAGTTTTATCAAAAAAAACCATTTCTTTTGGTTCATCATTTGATTGATTATCAAACAAAGCAATAATAATGTACTCATTAAATTGTGTAGTTCCTACTTGGGCAGAACTAAGATAGCCACTTTTTTGGGCTGATAAGAATATTTTTTTTACCATTTTAATAAAGGTTTTAGATACCAATAAACTATTAAAAGAAAAACCCCCAACAGTTGCAGCTATTGAGGGTTAATCATATACTTTTACTTATGTGAAAGTTTATGAATGTTAGTTGGCTGCAAACAACTATTTAATACAAGTGCAAATATAACTATTTATTCAAAAAAGTCAACTATATTTTTAAAATATTCCAAACCATCTTGCTTCCAAGATTTATTCGCTCTGAAATACAGCATATTAGATTTTGTATAAAAGTCCACTAATCCAACGTCAGGTATTGTAATGATGTATTTATAGTCTTCGTCCCTAACTATTTTATAGCTTAAATCTTCTAGTTTATAAGCGAAACTTTCAAATATTATTAAGAGGTCTTTTTCGTCTTGTTTCATGCAGTTAATTTTTTGATTAATTTTTTATCAGTAGCTTTAAAGTCTATCGAAAACTCAATAAAGTTACATACCTCACCAAAGATTGAGGTTTTAGTAATTTGTTTTCGATGAAATACTATTCCCATTTTCTTAAATTCAAATATTCTAGCACTTAATCTAGTGCAATATCCAAATCTTTTTTCAGTAGCTTGTAATGAAGTAATAGAATTCCCTTCAAGTAAATGAAATAATACTGCTTCGGTTTGATTTTTAGGCGTTCTCATATTTAAGTGTTTCTTTAAATTTTTCTTTAATTAGGTTGTATCGTTGCAATCTAGCGTTGTCCTTTCCTAGAACTTCTAGTCCGTAAAAATATTCGCTCGATTGGTCTATATGGTGCTTTTTTATTTTATTTGAATGAGGCGTTAGATATTCTACAATCTCCCTACCTTTCATTCCTTCCTCGTAACAAAGTCTAATAATTACATTTCGGTAGAAAATCTTGCTTTTAGAACATTTATACCCAAATAGTATCGAAAATTGTTCCGCCCAAAACTTTTTGACAGTCAATAGTGCCAAGTCTGTTATTATTGAATTTCTATCGTTAATAGATAGGTTCAACTTCTTATCCCCTACTCTAAATATGTGAAACTCTTTTCCTAAAGGTATAATTCCAAAGTTTCCATCTAAAACATCTACTTTTATAATATCAAAAATATCCTTTAACTGAATACTTGTAATTAAAACACTTCCGCCTACATGAGTAAGTTTATTAATTAATTCTGTCGATGTCATAAGATTTTAAGGCTAATTTATAATGTGTTTCAATTTTTTTAATTATTTCGGCTTCTTCTGATTTCGGATTGTAAAAAAGAAAATTAAAAGAAAAAGTATAGCCATCAAGAACGTGGTGGTGTTTAACTGTGCTTAATTTCTTTTGAGCAATTCTAACAATATCTTTATACTTAAATCCTTTGTCTTTAACAAGATAAAATACTACTCTACGATAGAATACTTCCCACTTGTCTGTACGGTTGTTAAAAAGCAGGTTAAAAGGCGTTTTATAGAACAAATAAACAGTATCACAAGCTAAGTCAAACGCTACTTCTATTGCTTTTGAACTTAATTCTTTCTGTTTAATGTCCGCTCGGTAAAATTTAAATGTTGGTGCTAGTGTCATAGATTGCAATCATTTTGTTAAACTTGTTTCTTAATTCTATTCTTTCTTGAGGGCTGTAAGTCTTGTTTTCTAGTTTTAAAAACTTACTTATTCCTTGTGCTGCTTTGTAAAATCTTTCTAAATCAACTCTCATGTGTTTTACTTCGGTGTATTTATTAGGTAAATCTAAAACCATATTTAAGTAATCTTGTCCGTAAAACATTAAAAGCCCTTTATTATATCCGTCAGCATTACCTCGTTTCCAAGTGTTTTGCCCTGCACTTTGAGCATGAATATTATGCAAATTAAACCTTATTGCTTTGTAGTCTGCTGTATTCCATCTATGACCTCCGTGGCACTCCCCTTGTGGTATTGGTTTTTGGTTACTTATGCAAACGCAATCTTTATCAATTAGCCTAGCAATTAAATTAACTTCGTCTTGTAAATGTTTTAAATACCATGCAGTATTCCTTGTGACTTCCTTTTTTTGCTCACTTTCCGCTTGTTTAAGAACCTTTTGTGTTATTTTAGTAGGATTGTCTTTCCCAATTTTAATTGAACACTCTACGCAAATATTTTGAATAGTATTGTATCGCTTAAAAGGTTTGCCACATTCTTTGCAATCAGGATTTTGGTTCGGCGCTTTCATAAAATTGGCAATATTTTCTAATGTGTTCGAAATTTTGATGTGCAGCTATACCGCTTTCAGAATGATTACAGTAATTCATATCCCAAGTTTGTAAAAATTGCGGTTCGTGTTCCATGCCGTTACTATCTTTAATAATGTTTTTAAACCTACAAGACAAACAGCATTTAAACTTTGGATTTTTCCAACACTTACAATTTTCATCATGTGTTATTGCTTGTTGTTTTTTCCAAAACCCACGCCCACAATCTGAATAGTATCGTAAAACTTTTTTGACTTTCATTACTTCAAAATTAAGTAAACTTTATATAACACCAAACTTTTGCTTGAAAATAAATTTATTGAGTTGATTTTAAGGCAAATAAAAAAGCCACCTAGTGTGAGTCGGTGGCTTTAATAAATAAAAAAATATAAAAAGAATATAAAAGAAGAGATGAAAAACAACTTGCGAAAGTTATTTGAACCTAATGTTGGAATCGAACCAACTACCTGACGCATTAAACGACTGCTCTGCCAAGTGAGCTAATTAGGCTACCAATGAAAATTATCCAATGCAAATATAAATGTTATTTTGTAAAATACAAATCTGACTCTTTTTTTCTGCGATTAACAAGTCCTTGAACTATTTTCCCCGCAGCCCTAGTCCATTTCATGAATTCTGCTGAAATACTTGGGTCGTTAGGATTAGCGTTAACCTTTTTAAGTAAAGTAGAACTTTTTAAATTTCCTACACCGCAATTATAAGCAAAAGAAACTAACGAGTTAAATTGATTTTGGTTAACAGCGTCAGTAGTAAAAGCGTCAACTTGTTTTTCAAAATAAATTAAATCATGTGCTAAAAATTCTTCTGCTTGTGTTTCTGTAATAGGGGCGTCTTTAAGTGTAACTTTAACTCTATTTGGATAAATAGTTGAGCCATAGCCCACCGTAGCTACTCCTGCGCTACATAAATAAGGTTTTAATCTAAGTCCCTCAAAAGATTTTATTAAATCAATACCCGCTTTATTTACTTTCGTTATTTTCATTGTTTCCTCCGTTTTTAAGTTTAATTACTTGTTCTGCTGTTATTATTCCTAGTGATATTAAAACACCGCACAAATCAACTATTAATGCTTCTATTGCAATACTTTCGTTAACATATTTATAGTGAATATAATAAATGCACAAAACTAATGCAAATGCAGTTAATTTTCTTGCTGAAAAACCCGCATTTTCGTTGTCAAAACTATTGACTAATCTATCGAATAATTTTCTCATATTATTTGTGATTACTAAAAAAATCTATAAATTTTACAATTGAACTTATTACAAACCAAAGTATTCCACCTATTGCCATAGCTGCTGTAACGTAAGCTGAAAATCTATTCTTAATCTTATCGTAACCCGCTACTATTGCTTCAAGGTTCTCTAATCGCTTTAGAATACCCGTTTGTGGTTGTTCTTCTGTTCCTACTAATAGTATAAATACCCTATCCATTCTTTTTAAAGTATTGTGGATTTCCTTCTGCACTTGTTTATATTCTTCTTCTCTTTCGATATTTATCTGATTTAGTCCTCTAATGTCTTGTCTAAGACCGTTAACCTCAATGGTTAAGTTTCGTAGTTCTTCGTCTTTCATTTTTCCTTAAATAGTACAACGTATGCAAATAAGAAAGAAGAACTAAGTCCACCATTTCTAATGCAAGTGCTTAAATAGTTATAAATATCACTAAAAATTATAAGGTTTATTGCGCTAAAAAAGCAATCGAAAATTATGGCAAAGAAAACCGCTTTAAGTAGTCTATCATTACTTCCTACACAAGCTGCATAGGCTATTACTCCAATTAAAAGGTAATCAGTAAGCGTTTGTCCGAACCACCATAATTTCCCTGCTTGTCTAAAATCGTTTGCAAATAACTCAAAGTTATAAGTTTCTAAACTAGGAGGTACGCAATAAACCACTCCGTATATAAACGAAAGTATGGCTATAAAAACCGTTTTATTAAATGTTTTAGGAAATTGATTGAATACAGCCATTGTAAACTACCATTGTTCTGTCGTCTTCCAATAAAAGGTCTTGGTCTGCTAATGGTGCAAAATCTTCACCCTCAATATAGCCAAAAACTTCGATAGTAAATCTATCCCAATCGTTAATATCTACATTCCAATCGGTAAAAAATTCATCACCATTTTTAGTTAAATGTGGTTTTGGTTTAGGTTTAGGTTTTCCTAGTGGCTTAGGCTTGGGTACAGGTCCGATTATCATGATTTTATGGGTTTAAGTTTCTTGTTGGTAACATTCGAGAGTTCAAGTCATTACTACTTGCGCCCCAAAATGCTGTTCTATTATTTAAATAATAAGCAGTTGAAACATTGCTATCGTATAGAAATACTCCGTCAGTTCCGTAATAAGCATTTCTATCCATTGTCCAGCCTTGCATACTTGTAGCTGGTTTCTGAACTGCGGTTGTGATTCTCAATTCTACTCCATAAGTATTCCCAATAAATACATTATCAGTAATTACATTCAAAATTGAGTTTATGCCATTTGGGGAGTCTGCTTGAATTGGATTGTCTACCTCAAAGCCTGCATAACTACTGTAATTAGAAACACAACTGTTAAATGTAGCTGTAATTTTTGAACCTCCTTTTATAAAAAATGGTCTTGGAGCTATAATATAATTCCCTCCAAAATAACTATCGCCCACATTTGTTGATGTGGTTTTAACTACAAAACCAATTGCTGTAGCACTTGATGTAGTAGGAATAATTATATTATTGTTTACAGCATAAATTAAATTTGTTCCACGCCCAAAAAGGATTCCATGTGGGTCAAATCCTGCGCCTACTGTAATAGTATTACTTCTTAAATCAATTACTTGTCCCGTTTGTGTTGGTACACTTGTATCACTTCCAAACGACAAAACAGTTCCACCAAAATTTTGAGTAATTGTATTGCCATACAAACAAGATTTTACTTTTGATAAATCTCCAGTCGTATAAGTCCCAAACCCATTGCTCACAAATGTGTTATTATTTAAAAGTATAGTAGCAGTAGTTGGTAAATTTGCTGTACCTATCCATTGATAAGCACCGCTTTTTGTACTATTTAAAGTACATCCATCACATTCAAA